AACCTCATCCTCATTGACCGATTGGGTTGGATGTTGGGCTGATTTAAGGCTCTCCCAATGATTGGTGCTAAATTGCACAACTTTTTGGATAGCAACAAAATGGCCTTTGTCATGGTTGGCAATATATCCATCGATCACAGGTGTTAGCATGCAACCAAGTGGCACTTCAAGATTAGATTTAACCCAGATTGAGAACTTCAGATTTCCTGGTGCAGTCACTTTTAAAATCTGCAGGTTCTCTGCCGTTGAAAAGATTCTGTCTACAACTTTCCATTCCATAGGTTTTCACTCTGTTGAAAGGGTACCCTAACAATAGTGCACAAAATGCTAACAGTCCTTATAAAACTTCAGTAGTTGAGCTATGAGTTCTCAATATCGCAGTCAACCAGCACGATTAACAAGTGATCCAATACCTTCAGAGCTATGCAGCAGAAGCCCAGAAGCGTTGCTAAATTAACTAATAGGAAACAGCCATGACCGTAAAAGCAAAATTCCGCTGCCACTTCATTCAAAAGGCAGATGATGATTCCAGTCGGACCATTCATATGAGTGTAGTCACTTCCGGCAGCCATGAAAATGAAGCCTGGTCAAAGCTCACGCCGGGCGGCCAGATTCAGATGGATATTTCTAATCCTGATGCATTCAGCCAGTTCGAACAGGGCAAGGAATACTACGTCGAAATTCAGCCTGCTGGCTGAGTAGGCATTATAGAAGGCATTCACTGAGTGCCTGTGTTAATGCTTTTTTAGATTGAATTTTGGGCGTAATATCCTATTTCCAATTGTGAAAAGGAGGTTGTGATGTCTATTGAAAAATTCAAAAATCTTGAAGATCTTAAAGAAAAAGCCAGCAAAATAAATTCTGCAAGAAGCCAAATTACTGAAGGCCAAAGACCACTAGCTATTCAGGCTGCACTGAAAGAGATGGGAGATTACTTACTCTCGCAAGACTTCAGCTTAACTCATTTGACTTATCCGGAAAGAGATTTCAATGCGGTATATAAAGAAATAGAGTTGAATGTAACTGCAACTGAGGATAGCGAGCATTTAATAGGTGCTGACTATAATATTTTCCTTGCTTCAGGGAGTAAAAAGTTAACTGTCACTCTTAATCTTAATCGCGGGACAAGAGTTAATCCAGCTCTGGCCCATGGTACTATAGATGATCAAATTAGTGATTATGAAAACCGCTACATCCCAGAATTAGAATCACTTAGCTCCGATGAGTTAGATGGAAGCTATACATTGTCTGCTGTTATTAAAATTAATGGGCAGAATAAACAACACAAGTTCAAAAATGGAAAAGAGGTAATTGATAAGTTTTTCGAAGCTTAAAAACCCCATAATCTGCATTAATCAACCCTGCATCTGCAGGGTTTTTTATTGCTGACATTTTTTCAGGAGCATTTATGCAGGTCACTATCGATGGTGTCCCGTATGCGCCTGCGTACAAATTGGGTTCGTGGATTGGCCTAGGGGCCATTATTTATCGGAGCTTATGTGTCACACGTCTTTTATCTAACACCATTCAAAGCCGGTGATATCGGCGGTGGGATCAACGACTCAATATCCAGATTGCCTCCTGATGCTTGGGTTTGCATACGTGACGCTGACACGATGTTCCTCACGCCTCAGCAGCAGAAACAAATCGCGGACATTGCTGGCGCTGACCCTGAGTTCGATGTGATTGGATGTATGACTAACCGGCTCCGATCTCCATACCAAACGCACGGCGGACAACTCAGCGATGAACCTGATATTCGAGTTCATCTGCAGATCGCCGAGGAGCTTGAAAGCCGTCACTGGGGCGAACTGGTGGAACTGCCAGCGCCAGAAGTGGTTGCCGGGATGCTCATGCTATTTCGTGTTTCTCTCTGGCAGAAAATTAAGTTTCAGCAGCGCTCCATCTATTTCGACAAACAGTTCTGCGCTGCAGTGCGTGCGGCCGGCGGTAAGCTGGCGATAGCGCGCGGCGTCTACCTGTTTCATCTTTATAGGTTCGGGAAGTCGAACCCCTGCGATTACACGGCGCATTTAACATGACAAAGATTGGTATCGGGATCACCACACACAACCGCTATGACGTGTTCAGTAAGACGCTGGCGGAAATAAAACGTCTGGCACCTGCTGGCGCTGAAATCGTCGTTGTTGATGATGCGAGTGATAAGCCGGTACCAGAGGCAACCTACCGTTTCGCGCGGAACGTGGGCATCGCCGCGGCAAAGAATAAGTGCTTCGAGCTGCTCGAAGGTTGCGATCATATCTTCCTGTTTGACGACGATACTTACCCGCTGGTTCAAGACTGGCATCAGCCATACGTCGCCAGCCATGAGCCGCACCTGATGTACATCTTTCAGGACTTTGCGACCGGCACCAAACTTAACGACACCATCAAGATTTATCAGGACAGCGAGATCACCGCCTGGTCACACGCGCGCGGCTGCATGCTGTACTTCAAGCGCATCTGTCTCGATGTTGTCGGCGGTATGGATCCGGTGTTCGGTAAGTGGGGCTGGGAACATCCGAACCTGTCCGAGCGAATTTATAACGCTGGCCTGACGTCATTCCGATACAGCGACGTGACAAACAGCGCTGGCCTGTTCTGGTCTGCTGACGAACATCAACTGGTTCAGTCCACAGTTGCCGGTCCCGACCGTTCGGTGATGATCACCCGTAACCGGCCAATCTATGAGGCGAACCGAGACAGTGACCGGTTCGTGCCATACAAACCGGCAGCAGGTGAAGACGTGATCATTACCACCTACTTCACCGGGCAACCTGATCCACAGCGCGGTGAAGTGTGGAAGCCTGACTATGAAGAACTGCGACCGCTGATTGACTCAATGCGCGGTCAGAAGCTGGTGATCCTGCATGACTGCTTTGATGTTGCAGACAGCGACGCAGTGCAGCACATCAAGGTTCAAACCAGCCTCTCACCTTACTGGCAACGATGGGTAAGCATCCTTCAATACCTCCACCGGAACCCGACCACGCGTCGGGTTTTTTGTGTCGATGGTACCGACGTGGAGATGCTCAACAATCCATTCGACAGCATGGGCATTTATCTCTACACCGGTGATGAACCGGAGAAGGTTGACTGTCCGTGGATGCGCAACCATCACCCGGCTGCTTTCCTTCAGTCATTCATGCGAAACAATGCGAACCACACGCTGCTGAATGCTGGCCTGCTGGGTGGCAACCGTGACGTGGTGATCGCGTTCATTACGAAGATGCTGCGTTACTGGGCGGACAACGTGAGCGATGTGCATTACCGCAAGGCGGTGACCGTCGGTGATAGCGACATGGGCCTGTTCAACTATACGGCGCTGACGTTCTTCCGCGACCGGCTGCAGCACGGGCAGCAGGTCAACACGGTGTTCAAACGATTCGAGCGAACCGGCGCCAGCTGGTTCAGACATAAGTGAGAAGCCATGCCACCTCGCATACCACGCGCATGCCGCAAGCATGGGTGTCGTCACACTACCATTGACCGTTCTGGCTACTGCCCTGAGCACATCAATACCGGATGGGAGAACCATCAGCAGGGTAAGACCAGACAGGAGCGCGGGTATGGTGCCAACTGGGACAAGCTTCGTCCTCTCATCCTTGCGAGAGATAAGCACCTGTGCCAGGAACATAAACGACAGGGCAAGCCAGTACCTGCGACAACAGTCGACCACATTCTTGCAAAGGCAAAAGGCGGGACAGATGACCCATCCAACCTTGAGAGCCTGTGCTGGCCGTGCCACCGAAAGAAAACTGGGCGCGACCGCCTCGGATGATATCTATTCTCATTTGCGGGGGAGGGGCGGGCAAAAAGTTCAGAGCCCATGCTCTGCCGAACCGCCGCCTAAGTTTTTGTTACGCGCCCGCAGGTTGGAAACCTTTTTCATGGGGATCCCCAATCGCGATTAATAGGAGTTTTCTATCATGTCTGGACCACCGAGAACCCCAACGAATCTGCGTTTGATCAAGGGGAACCCTTCAAAACGCGCAATAAACAAGACAGAGCCAAAACCTCCGTCAGGGGTACCCCCAGTTCCGAAGCATTTCAATAAGCAAGAGAAGTATTGGTTCAAGCGGATCGGTGAAGAGCTGGATGGTTCCAACGTGATCACGCATCTCGATGGAATGGCACTTGAATTGTTGATCGGTGCTTATGTGGAATGGAGAAGTCACCGAGACATTCTGGATGAGGAGGGGGAGACCTACAAAACAAAGACGATGACAGGCGACACTCTGATTAAAGCTCATCCGCGGGTTGGAATGATGGCAGATGCCTGGAAACGCCTACGCGGCATGATGGCAGAATTCGGCATGACACCGGCTTCACGCAGCAAGGTAAGCAGCGATGGTGCAGGGGAAGCCGACCCACTCGAAGAATTTTTGAAAAAGCGCAAATGATGAATGGCAACCGTTTCGGAAGGTATTCAGTACGCAGAGCGCGTGCTGGCTGGCGAGATTGTTGCTGGCGAACTGGTACGCCTTGCGTGCCGACGATTCCTTAACGATTTAGAGCATGGGCCGGAGCGCGGCATCTACTTTAACGAGGATCGCGCCCAACACGTTCTCGACTTTTATGATTTTGTTCCCCACGTCAAAGGCGCGCTGGCCGGTAAGCCGATAAAGCTTATGGCATGGCACGTCTTTATCCTGATTAACCTGTTTGGCTTCGTGATCCCGCTTATCGACGAGATGACCGGCGAGCAAATGCTTGATGAGGACGGAGACACCATACTGGTGCGCCGTTTCAGAACCGCATATGACGAGGTGGCGCGCAAAAACGCCAAGTCTACGTTGTCCTCCGGCATCGGCTTGTACATGACCGGTGCGGACGGCGAGGGGGGCGCGGAGGTTTATTCGGCGGCCACGACGCGCGACCAGGCGCGTATCGTTTTTGACGATGCCAAAAACATGATCAAAAAAGCGCCCCGTTCGCTGGGCCGTTTGTTCGGTCATGTAAAACTCAACATTCACCAGGAGCGCTCCGCCTCCAAGTTTGAGCCGCTTTCCAGCGACGCGAATAATCTCGACGGCCTGAATATTCACTGCGGCATTGTCGATGAGCTTCACGCTCACCGAACCCGTGACGTTTGGGACGTACTGGAAACAGCGACTGGCGCGCGTCTGCAATCGCTGCTTTTCGCAATCACCACGGCAGGCTCCAACAAAGAAGGCATCTGTTTTGAACAGCGCGATTACGCCATAAAGGTGTTGCGGGGTGTGGTGGAGGACGACACATACTTCGCGATGATTTACACGCTGGATGAGGACGACGACCCGTTCGATGAAAAGAACTGGCCGAAGGCAAATCCGGGGCTTGGGATCTGTAAGCGCTGGGACGACATGCGCCGTCTGGCGAAAAAAGCGAAAGAACAGATCGCGGCGCGTCCGAACTTTTTCACCAAGCACCTCAATATCTGGGTGACCGCTGAAAGCGCCTGGATGGATATGGCCCGCTGGGATAAGTGCGGCGACATCGCTCCGGATGAAGAGCTGGTCAACTGGCCGCTTTGGGTGGGTATCGACTTAGCCAACAAGATAGACATCTGCGCCGCGGTTAAAACGTGGCTGGCACCCAATGGTCACACTCATACCAAGTCGAAATTCTGGATCCCCGAAGGGCGACTGGAAACCGCGCCGAAGCATATTTCTGAGCTCTACCGGAAATGGGCGGATGCCGGATATCTGGATTTAACCGATGGTGACGTTATCGATCACGGCTATATCAAAGCCGAGGTTGAAGCCTGGGTGAAAGGTGAAAGCCTGAAAGAAATAGCCTTCGACCCGTGGAGCGCAACCCAGTTTAGCCTGGCGCTGGCCGAAGAGGGATTACCGCTGGTCGAAGTTGCCCAGACGGTAAAAAACCTGTCTGAATCCATGAAGTCAGTTCAGGCCGACGTCTACGGCAGCAAGATCCACCACGACGGCAACCCCGTCATGACGTGGATGATGTCAAACGTCACCGTTAAGCCTGACAAAAACGACAACGTGTTCCCGAATAAATCAACGCCGGAAAATAAAATCGATGGGCCGGTGGCGCTGTTCACCGCCAAAAGCCGGTTACTCGTCAACGGTGGTGATGATAAGCAGGACTTAACCGACTTCTTTGAAGATCCGATAATGATAGGTGTCTGATGAAATCCAAAAAACAACCGGGGCGTGTAAAAAGCGCCCTTTTAAATTGGCTCGGTGTACCTATCAGTTTGACTACCGGCACGTTTTGGCAGGAGTGGATGGGTACCAGCAGCAGCGGTAAAACGGTGACCGTCGATAAGGCGATCATGCTGTCAGCTGTCTGGGCCTGCGCGCGGCTGCTGAGCGAATCAGTCTCAACGTTGCCACTGAAAGTCTATAAGCGGGAAAAGGACGGTTCGCGCGCTCTGGCCACCGATCACCCGGCCTATAAAGTGCTCTGTAAACAGCCAAATGGAGAAATGACGCCGTCCAGATTCATGCTGATGCTGGTGGCCAGTATCTGTATGCGGGGTAATGCCTTCATCGAAAAGCTGATGATCGGGCAAAAGGTTGTTGGTCTTAACCCACTTCTTCCTCAAAACATGGTTGTTAAGCGCCTCGATAACGGGCAACTGCAGTACACCTATACCGATAAAAACGGGCAGCGCGATATCCCCGTGAAAAACATGATGCACATCCGCGGGTTCGGACTGGACGGCGTCTGCGGCATGATGCCGATGATGGCCGGGCGGGATGTTATTGGTTCGGCCATGGCGGTTGAAGAATCTGCTGCGAAAATCTTTGAAAACGGCATACAGAACTCAGGGTTCATCAGCGCTAAGAGCGATATAAACCCAGAACAGAGAGCGCGTTTAAAGCAAAACTTGAACACGTTCGTAGGATCAAAGAATGCCGGTAAGGTCATGGTGCTTGAAGGCGACATGACCTATCAGGGGGTAACGATGAACCCCGAGGCGGCGCAGATGCTGGAGAGCCGTTCCTTCAGTATTGAAGAAATCTGCCGCTGGTTCCGGATCCCACCGTTTATGGTCGGGCATATGACCAAGCAAAGCAGCTGGGCATCCAGCGTTGAAGGCATGAACCTTTTATTCCTGACTAACACGCTGCGCCCGCTTTTGGTCAATATCGAGCAGGAGATAGGGCGCTGCCTACTGGGTAATGATGAAGATTATTTTGCCGAATTCTCTGTGGAAGGTTTACTTCGCGCTGACAGCGCCGGGCGCGCGGCTTATTACACCACGGCTTTGCAGAATGGCTGGATGAGCCGCAACGACGTCCGCCGGCTGGAAAATCTGCCTCCGATCCCGGGCGGCGACATTTACACCGTGCAACTGAACCTCACCGCACTTGAAGATTTACGCCAAAACAACCAGGCAGCCAGAGCGAACGCACTGCTCGAGCTCCATAACCAACTGTTCCCCGATATTTCTTTCGAACATTCCCCGCTGAAAAAGGCGGCTTAGGAGCCAACCCATGTCATTAAAGAATCTTCCGGCAGCGCCGGAGGGGCGCCCGTGCGCGAAAGTCACCAGTGAGCTATCACCGGCCGCTTTAGATCGCTGGGACGGTGGCATTAAGGCTGCCAACAGCACCGACAACACGATCTCTATTTTCGATGTCATTGGTTCTGATTACTGGGGGGAGGGTGTTACCGCTAACCGAATTGCTGGCGCTCTTCGCTCAATGAACGGGGAAGACGTCACGGTGAGTATCAACTCGCCGGGCGGTGACATGTTCGAAGGGCTGGCAATCTATAACCAACTGCGAGAATACAGCGGCAAAGTCACCGTAAAGGTGCTGGGCATCGCCGCTTCTGCCGCATCGATTATCGCCATGGCCGGTGACGAGGTGCAGATCGGGCGCGGCGCGTTTCTCATGATCCACAATTGTTGGGTAGTCGCTGTAGGAAACAGGCTTGACCTTGCGCGCGCAGCTCAGGACATGGAGCCCTTCGACCGGGCAATGCAGGATATTTATTCCGCGCGCAGCGGGCTTGATGCCGAGACCGTGTCAGCAATGATGGACAACGAAACGTACATCGGCGGTAACGATGCGGTCGAGAAAGGTTTTGCTGACCGGCTTCTGTCCGCGGATGAAATTTCCGATGGGGACGAAAGCCCTGCAGCAGCGCTGCGAAAACTCGATGCGCTGCTGGCCAAGGCCAATACACCACGCTCAGAGCGCAGAAAACTTCTCAAATCTTTATCTGCCAGTACGCCGGGCGCTACTGACAATCACCAAGGTAAGCCGAGCGCTACCGACAATCCTAACCCTGAAAACATCAAACAACTTGAAGACGCGCTGGCCGCGTTCGGCAAATAAGGAATCACCATGTCAGACGTTAATGAATTACTGAAAAAAGTATCCGCTAAACTCGAAGAAGTCTCTGGCACCTTCAGTCAGAAGGCCGAGGATGCTTTGAAAGAAGCAAAAAACTCAGGTCAGCTTTCTGCTCAGACCAAAGAGGCGGTTGATAAAATTGCAAGCGAGTTTAATGCGCTGACCGAAGCGAACAAAACACTGAAAGCCGCGATGGGTGAGCTGGAGCAGCATGTTGCCAGCATGCCTTTGAACAATGCCGCGAAGGTTGTGGAGACCGTGGGCAAAGTGGTGATCAGTTCCGAAGCACTCAAGAATTTCGCGGCGAGCATTGAAGGCGGCAAACGTGTAAACATTCCCGTGAATGCAGCGCTTCTTTCCACAGACGTTGCCAACGGGGTAGTCGAACCTCAGCGCCTGCCTGGCATTGATACAGCACCAAAACAGCGTTTGTTCATCCGCGATTTGATTGCTCCTGGTCGCACCGGCGCACCAGCGATTTTCTGGGTACAGCAGACCGGTTTCACCAACGCGGCGAAGGTTGTCGCGGAAGGGACAACCAAACCTTACAGCGGCATTGAATTCGCCACCAGAATCACCCCGGTCACCACCATTGCTCACATGTTCAAAGCATCGAAACAGATCCTCGATGACTTTGCTCAGCTGCAATCAACGGTGGACGCAGAAATGCGCTACGGCCTGAAATATGTTGAAGAGCAGGAAATTCTCTTCGGCGACGGTACCGGCGTACACCTTCACGGCATCGTGCCTCAAGCCTCTGCGTTCGACCCGGCATTCTCGGTAGACCAGCAGAACGGCATCGATGATCTGCGTCTGGCAATGTTGCAGGCACAATTGGCGCGTTTCCCAGCATCAGGCCATGTCCTGCACTTCATCGACTGGGCGAAGATCGAACTGACACAGGAT